ACCTGGCAGACCCAAGCCTGGCGCTTCTACCACTGCATCCCCGAGCTGCACTTCGCAGCCGACTACATCGGGGCAGCCTGCAGCCGGGTACGAATCTTCATCGAGAAGCTGAACGAGTACGGCGAACCCAACGGTGAGGTCACCGACGACCCCCAGATCGCCTCCATCGCCTCAACCCTGTTCGGTGGCCCGGCAGCCAAGGCCCAGGCCCTGCGACTCATCGGCACCAACCTGACCGTGGCCGGCGAGTGCTACATCGTGGGCAGGGCCCGTCGGGACTTCGATCCGGACAAGTGGTTCATCGCCTCCACGACAGAGCTGAAGCGCCGGGCAGGTGAGATCACCGTCAACTTCGGCTACGGCCCGGAGAAGGTGCTCAGCGGTTCGGACCTCATCGTGCGGCTGTGGAATCCCGACCCTGAGCGGATGCAGTGGGCCGACTCCCCGACCCTGGCCTGCTTCGCGGTCCTGGAAGAGCTTGAGCAGCTGATGCTGTACGAGTTCTCCCAGATCGACAGCCGGCTGGCTGGTGGCGGCTTCTACTTCCTGCCCGCCGAGATGTCCAACGGGCCCTCGGATTCCTCGGCAATCCCGCAGTCGGCTGACGATGTGTTCAACCAGATTGCCCTGTCGGCCCGAGCTGCCCGCTCTGGTCGAGGTGCTGCGGCCGGCATCGTCCCGAACTTCATCGAGATCCCCGGCGAGTACCTGGGCAAGATGCAGGACGAGCCGGTGCGGTTCTCCTCCGAGCTGTCCGACAAGCTCAAGGAGTACAAGGAGGGCGCGGTCCAGCGGCTGGCCAACGGCCTGGCCATGCCGGCGGAGATGCTGACGGGGATGGGCGACGTCAACCACATCTCGGTGTGGTCGATCGAAGAGTCGTTCGTCAAGATCCAGATCGCTCCGATGATGAACCTCATCTGCGACGGCTTGACCACCGCCTACCTGCGGCCCCTGCTGCGGGCCATGGGCAAGGACCCTGACCGGTACCAGATCAGCTTCGACACCGCGCCCCTGACCGTCCGCGCATCCCGACTGCAGGACACCCTCAACCTGTACGAGAAGGGCATCGTCTCCGCAGACACCGTGCTGCTGGCCGGCAACTACAATCCGCTCACTGACCAGCCCAGTGAGCAGGAGTCCACGGAGCGCTTCGTCCGTGAGCTGATGCTGCGTGACCCGACCCTGATCGCCGTGCCGTCCCTGGTGGAGGCCGCCGACCTCGACATCAAGATGCCCGAGCCCCAGGCCGTCCCCGGGGATCTCAACGCGCCAGGGCCGCCTGCACCCCCAGCACCGGCGAGGAGTGTGGACAACCAGCCACGGCCTGTCGACCCAAGGTCGACTGATTCGGGGCCGACCAGGCCGGCGAGCAACCAGGGCACCCCGATCCTGGCTGCAGGAAGCCGGGACTTCGACGATCTGATTCTGGCTGCATCTAACGTCGTGGTTCGTAGGGCACTTGAACTGGCCGGCGGTCAGCTGCTGACTCGTGACTATCGGGGTAAGTTCCCCGGGGTGCCCAAGCATGAGCTGCACACCAAGATCAAGGTCAGTCATGAGCGGGCCCAGGAGGCTCTATCACGGGTGTTCGACTATGCCGAGCAGGACTTTGCCGGCCTGGACGTCAACGTGCCCGAGCTGGTGAGCCGACTGCAGACCTACTGTCAGGTTCTGCTGACCACCTCCAAGGCCCATGAGCTGTCCATGCTGCGCAGGGAACTGACATGACCGCTGAGCAGGAGGAGCCGGGCATCCTGGCTGCAGTCAAGAGGGCCATCGCCGCATGGCTTCCAGGCCTGCGCCGGCTCGTGTTCTTCGGGGGCCGTGCTGATCCTGACCCGCAGGCTGTCGACGCGGCCCGAGGTGCCTGGGACGCCCAGGTCGACAACACGATCATGCCGGCCCTGGAGACCGTGGTCGACCATGCGTGGCGCTGGCAGTCCGGACAGCCGTTCGTCTCCGGCAACAGCTTCACCCAAGCGCAACTGGCTCTGACTCGTAACCTGCTAGTCCGCATCCCTGACGACGTCTACAACGCGATCTTCTCCGAGATCTCGGAGGGCGTCGCCCTGGGCGAGTCCAAGGAACAGATCGCCTCCCGTATCGACACCAAGTTGCTGCAGTCAGGTAGCGAATGGTGGGAGAATCGGGCAAAGGTGATAACTCAGACAGAGACGAACAGGGCCTGGAATGCCGGTGTCCTGGCAGCAGCCCAGTACTACGAGCCCCCGACAGGGCCCGGGTGGGTCAAGGTGTGGGACACCGACATGGATAGTCATGAGCGCCCGTCACACAGGCGGGCCAACGGCCAGACTCGCCGGCTGTCCGACACGTTCCAGGTCGGTGGCGAGGATCTGAGGTTCCCCGGGGACCCAGCCGGCAGGCCCGACAACGTGATCAACTGCCGCTGCACCATGACGATCAGGAAGGGTGCCTGAGATGACCATCCGCTGGTACGGACTCGTCGCACCCGAAGGCGTGGCCACCGGGGACCGTAGGACACTCGGCGAGGACATGCTGACCTACCGCCAGTTCCCCCTGTACGCCGCCTGGCAGGAGGTCTCGGGCTCCGGGCACTCCGGCTCCGTGGTTGTCGGGTCCTGGGACGGGCAGTTCAAGGGCCCTGGCGGAGTATGGGCGTCCGGTGAATTCCTTGATCCAAACATCATCCCGCAGGTGACCAAGGCGGTCTACCTGCTGGAGAAGAAACTGATCGGGCCCTCGATCGACCTCGATCCAGACTTTGCCTACGAAATCGTTGAGCATCCCGACCGTCCCGAAGAGTTCGCGATGAAGGTCACCCGGGGCAACATCCACGGGGTCACCTTCGTCATGGGTCCTGCATTCCCGCAGGTACACATCACCGTAGACACCGACGAGGAGATGTCCATCCTCGCTTCGGCCGGGATCACCTCAGCCACTTTTGCATCTTCCGGTGTGAATGCAGCCAGCTGGCGTAAGTTCCCGCTGGCCCCGGACCGTAGTACACCTTTCGACCACGACACTGCGGTGGACAGGATCGCCGCGTGGTCAGGAGGCGATGCAGCCAAGTTCGGGTCGGCCTTCCTGTGGCAGGACCCTGAAGGTAACGCACTGAACCGTGAGACATATCGCCTGCCTGTGATCGACATCCTGGACAACAAGGCCTACCTGGTTCCCCGGGCCGTTTTCTCCGCTGGGGTGATCATGTCCGGCGGCCACGGTGGGCTCTACGACACCCTCAGTGAGGATGAGCGGTTCAAGGTCCAGGAAGTCCTCACCGACATCTACGACATGCTGCGCGACACCTACGCCGACCCGAGGGTGGTTGCTCCCTGGCAGCGCGGGGGACGTCAGGGTGCCCGCAACGAGGTTGACGAGCCGGCCCGGGTCGCCGCCCTGGAATCCGAGGAGTTCCAAATGATCATTGACCTAGCTGTCGCCAGCCCCGAGTTCCAGTCCCGCCTGGGTGGTGAACTGGAGGAGTACTGGGTTCGCGGGGAAGGCGCTGCGAAGATCCGCTGGGGCACGGAGGGCTCCTTCGATCGATGCGTCCGGGCACTTCGAGAGCACTTCCCTCAGGATACGGAGGGCCTTTGCGCTAACCTGCACCACGAAGCGACTGGGAAGTGGCCGGCTGAGGGCAAGTCCCGGGGTGACCACGCACTCGAAGACCCAGTCGGGCCCATGGCTGTCGTAGCAGCTTCCTGCGTGAAGCCCGACCGTGCCTGGTTTGGCAACCCCGGACTTAAGAAGGCCACTCCACTGCACGTGACTGAGGACGGTCGGGTCTTCGGCCACCTGGCCACTTGGAAACAGTGCCACATGGGTGTGGGGAATCGCTGCGTGATAGCGCCACAGAGCCGCACGAACTATAAGTGGTTCAAGACCGGCAGTGTCATGTGTGCTGATGGCTCAACCCTCCCCGTTGGCAAGATCACTCTTGGTACCGGTCATGCGGATCAGAGTTACGGCGTCGTCCCAGCCATCGAACACTATGACCACACAGGAAGCTGTGTCGCAGTGGTCAACGCAGGTGAGGACAGCTTCGGGGTATGGGTAGCTGGCGCACTGGTCGATGGAGTGGGGGAGGCCAAGGCTGCAGAGCTTCGGCGCAGTCCCCTGTCCGGCGACTGGCGTCGCGTGGATGGCAACCTTGAACTTGTGGCCGCTCTGGCTGTGAACAGCCCAGGTTTCCCCGTCCTGTACGAGGACTCCGACGGCTCTTACTCGCTTACCGCAGCTGGTGTCCTGGATGTGAACACTGACGTTCCACAGGCTCCAGCTTTCGCCACCGTCAATGCTGCACCAGAAGCCCAGGCTCTTGAACTGGGCCAGTCGTTCCCGTTCGCGGATGTCGATAGCTTCCTGGTGACCGAGGCCAATGCTGCGAAGAGTGCTGTAATCAGACAGGCTTTCCAAGATCTTCTACCTCCCGAGGAAGGGTGTGGGTGTGATGTGTAGCTGCAACAAGAACAAGAATGGTCAGCCGGCCGTGTTCGTGGTCCAGGCCAAGAACGGCGAGACCCTGGAAGTCAAGTCTGAGCAGGAGGCACGGGCCCTGGTTCGGATGAACGGCGGCTCGTACGCACGTAAGTAACCTGTTAGGCTCGAAGGGAAGGCGCGGTTGTCACAAGCTTCACCTTCTTCCCTTCCCAGGAAGTTCGAAGGGCCCCCAGGATTCACTCCCCTAGGGGCCCTTCGGCGTTAGGTCAGTTCAGCGGGGAAGCGAACTTACGCATCACGGCCGTGGACACCTTGTGGGTGATGTCCTCGACGAGGTTGACGCGCTCCATCATGCTGGAGACCATCGAGTCGACGTGCGCGGTGTTCCAGTCGCTGCGAAGTCTCATCACCCGATAGCCGGCCTTGACCGACCAGTTGTCGACGTACATGGCGGGGATCGCTGCCAGGAAGGCCCACAGGGGCCCGTCGATGACGTTGAAGACGCCCAGGAAGGCCACCATGGTAGCCGCGACCCACAGGGCCGTGGCGCACCAGTGGACCCGCATGTAGACCCGGTGGGCCTTGGCGTACCTGTCGAAAGCCATCTCGGTTGCAGTCTTGACGGAATTGCTCCCAGTAGCGGTGTCGGTCATCTCTTCTCCCTCAGTCCCAGAGCCACCTAGCGCAGTGGCGCGCCTGCCAGTTGGGGAAGTCGTCGTCGGCCAACTCCCCCGTGGCGTTGTATTCCTTGACCATCTTGCCGAGCTTGTCACGCTCACGGACCCGCTCAGGACCAGACCAGACGTGCCGGATGAACCAGCCAGGTGCCCCAGCGCGACCGTACAGTCTCAGGACGTCCCGGTAGCGCCTGGGCCACATGGGCTCCCAGGTGCACAGGTTCGTGGTCCGGTTGGGCCCAAGGCCAGCATGGCGGAGGGGGTGCTCGGGCAGGTTGCACTCGAATCGCCTGCCACACCACAGCCCATGGCTGGGTTTATACCAGTCCGCCCAGGTCCAGTACGGGGCGTGCCCATCCGTACGACTCATGAATCCTCCTAGGTAGTAGCTACCTAGGTCTCCGGCTTCAACAACTTGCTCACCTCCATCTCAGCAGTGTGACCGTAGCGGTCCCGGACCAGGCACACCTTGCCACGCTTGGCCTCGACCAGTCCAATCCGGTGATAGCTCGTCGGATACCCGCCAAGCCAGTAGGTGTGCAGCCACCACACCTTGTCACCCAGGCGAACCCGACCCACCGGAACCAGCGGGGTCCACTTGTCCTTGCCCTTCCAGACCGACTGGATCTTCGGCATCGGGGGGCTTCCTCTCGCAGAAATTGGAGACGCCCAACTCGTCAGCCATGCGCCGGATGATGGTGGCGTAGGCCTGATGCTGGCCATGAGCCAGCCAGATGTAGGGCCGACTGGGGTCCTTCTCCCCATCCTCCGGCTCGTCGATGACACCCTGGTTGAACTCGTACTCGCGCCAGGCCTCATGCAGGGCCGCCGAAGCCGCGTTGTAGACCTTGTTCGTCCCGGTCTTCGTGATCAGGATCGCCCGGCAATCCTTGGCCACATCCGGGATGTCCCGCACCCGATGGAGCTGCGGATCGTACTGGAACCGTGCCATGTCCCCACCCCTCAGATAAACCAGGTCTTCTGGCATTTGGTGCACCAGAACATCTTGCGCATCCCCGTGTCGATCAACTGCGACTTGATGTAGGAGGTGCCGGAGGCAAAGCTGTGATGAAAACAGTTCCGCCTCCGACGCCAAGCCTTCCAGGACCACATCAGTCCCGGTTCTCCCACGGCCACTGACCCGAGTGCGCCTGCTCGACCTGGGAGATCAGCGGGAAGCACGCGTCCGTCAGGCCACCGAAGCTGTGACGGAACTTGCCCGTCGGGGCGTGGCCCTGTCGGTAGCCAGCCAGGTTGAAGGAGAACAGGTGCTTGTCCTGCGGCATGGCACCACCGACGCCGTAGTTGCCGTAGCCGTGGAAGTTGGCCTGCTCATCGGTGAGGATGACAACCCGATCATGGCCCCGGTAGGCGGCCTGCAGCGTCCCGGCGGTGTTGGTGCCACCGTTGAGGTTGTAGCGCTCGGACACCCAGCGCTGCCACTCACCCAGCACGTCAGCACCCGCACGCAGCGGGAACACTCGCGCGTTGTTGGAGTACGAGATCACATCCACCTGACCAGGGTTGGCCAGACCCAGCGCGATGCCGAACAGCGCTGCAGCATCCCAACGCTTCATCGAGCTGTGCTCCGAGAACGGGACGTCCATGGAGCCCGACGTGTCGACCAGGACCAGGGTCCGGCCCGGCAGGGTCGGGATGTTGACCAGCGACGCACTCAGGGCAGCCGAGAGTGCGGATGCCCAGCGCAGGTTGTTGACCTCACGGTAGGCAGCCAGGAAGCGGAACGGGAACAGCTTTGACTTGCGGACCCGCTCCGGGTCGGCCAGGTAGTCCTGGACGTACTTGGCCCGCTCCGGGCTGATGCCGGCCTCGTCGAAGTTGCGCAGGTTGCGCAGCAGCGCGAAGTAGCCCATGCTCGGGATGATCGCGTTCCAGGCGTGCTTATCCATCGGGCCCTGCAGCCAGCCGGCCAGCGACTCCCAGGTCATGCCAGCGGCCTTGAGCTGCTGGGCGACCTGGCCGTGGGACAGCAGATTGCGACGCTCAGCGACCGGCAGGGCCATCAACTCCTTACGGGTCTGCAGCGTCAGCAGCGACTCGGGGATCTCCACCTCCCCGTACTCGCGGGCCACCAGGTAGCCGAACAGGTCCTGCTGCCACGGCTTGTCGCTCTTCGGGTGCAGCAGGTTCAGGATGCGCGCCGGGGTGAAGGCCTTCTTGTCCGAGTTGACCGAACCGTACTTCAGGGCCGTGTACTCGTTGAACAGCTTCACGCAGGCGTCAGCCAGGCCACGCTTGATCGGCTTCGGGACCTGCTTGCCCTTGTAGGTCGACATGAAGTAGCCCAGCGCCTCACCGATCTCATCCGCACGACCGATACCCGCCTGGGCGAGCTGACGAGCCAGACCCAGCTGGGCACCCGGCTGCAGATCCTGCTTCGCCACCAGGGCAGCTTCAACCGAGGCCACCACAGCAGAGCTGCGCATGTTGCCCGACTGGCGAAGCCACGTGATGAAGCCCAGCATCCACACCGGGTCGACCTGGGTCACCTTGCGGACCAGTCCCACGAAGCGCTGGTCAGCCTGCGCAGCCTTCTCGTAGTGCTTGTCCTGGCCGAACATCGAGTTGACGCCCAGCAGGAACAGGGCCGACTTGTCCTCGTAGCTGAAGCCCGGGGCGTTGTTACCTGTCCGAACATCCGGGACAGTCGAGGTACCCAGGGGGCCCGGGGATGGCTTGTGACGCTTCTCGACGATGTTGAACTTTGCCATGACCATTTCCTTTCCCATAGAAAAACCCGCCTACCCAAAGGGCAGACGGGGATCGACATTGTGGGGGCCAGAGGTTTGATTCGGCGGTTGACGGCGTTACCTATTTGCAAGAAGTAGCCGTACATTGCCTGGGCACCTGGCACCCAAAGAGAAGATCCCCAGAGGATGAAGTGAACGTCAGTTGAAGCACCCAGAGGTTATCTGGGGTGGTCGCCATGACCAGCCTCCCCATGAGTGGGGAAGAAAGGAATCGAACCTTTGAAGTAACTGATGCTCTTGGCACCTGGGGATATTAAGTTTTCAAATGTAGCAAGCCAGAGGAATGGGCGACGACCCGAACGGGGAGAGGATTCGAACCTCCGACCTTCGGTACCCCGAGGGAAACCGACGCTCTACCGCTGAGCTACCCCCGCAAAGTTGGAGCGGGGAAGTAAGGGTTGTCTAGGCACCTGGCTTGTTGAGTTGTCAATGTAGCGATGCCCGAGAAGTATTCGACTAAGCCTGTGGCCTTTCGGCCAGTGCTCTACCAGCTGAGCTACAGCGGGTTTGACCCCACCGGGTGGATTCGAACCATCGACCTCTTCATTAATAGTGAAGTAAGCCTCGTCTTTGGCACCGGGCATCGCTATAAAGTTGTCAATGTAGGGTGCCCGAGAATATAACGGCGTGGCGCTACTAGGTGTCTTAGGCCACTCGACCATCCCGGCATGAGAGCCGGGAGTGGGATTCGAACCCACGTTAAGATTTCTCTTAAACCCGCTTGGAAGGCGAAGAACTCCACACCTTTGCACCGGGCACCCTATGAAGTTGTTAATGCCAGAGGGTAGGTCGACTCTGCTTTCTTATTGCTGACGCTCTATCCGGACTGAGCTACCCCCCGAAGAGCCGGGGGTGCAGGATTTGAACCTGCGATCTTCAGCTCCCATTGAAGTATGCAGTGTCTGTGCACCTGGCATCTTAAGTTGTCGACTCGTAGGAATCGGGCGGTTCGCGTGCGTTCTGAGGCTCGCATCTGACCGCCCGGTCTGCATTGAGCCAGAACCTAACCGTGGTTCACGTGGACCCAACGGGATTCGAACCCGTATCTACCGGCGTAACCCGGCGCTCTGCTCTGTTGAGCTACGAGCCCATGTTGCGTAAGGCGAGAAAAGATCGCGGTGGAGGCATCTTGAAATCAGTATCAACAACTGGTGAAGTAGCCCCCGGTGCTTGGCACCGCCTTACGAGATGAACCCTAGCCGCTTGTGTGGAACATGTGCAACCCCAAAGTCGGGGGAACCTTCCGAGGATACTTGCCCACAAAACGGACATAGTCGTATCATTCGAACAGCAAACTGACGCTGACTGGCTGCGGGCCGGGTGACAGGGAGCGCTGCAGTACTACGCGCGTACCCCAAAATGCCCGAATCTGCCCGAAAGGCCAGAACCCATGTTCACTATCCCCACCGACCTGACGGTGTTCAGCGTCGCGGGCCTTGGCGACCTGCTTCGTGTCGCCACCGATGAGCTGCGGACCCTGCGTGCCTCGATCTCCGACCCGGAGCAGGCCACCGACGAGCAGATGGGTCGTATCCGCGACCTGCACACGTTCGGACTGGCAGCCCAGGCTGAGATGACCCGACGCGCTGACCGCGCCAATGAGTTCAATGCACTGGACCTGCCGGAGTTCTCCACCGCAGTGGAGACCGTCGAGACCCCGACCGTCGAGGTCGTCGAGACCCCGGCAGTTGAGGCCACCTTTGCCGCAGCTGAGCCGGCCGCGCCCGTCGCTTCCCGAGCTGTCGCCATCCCGAGCCTGTCTGAGGTTGCCGTCCACGCCCCCGCAGGCGAGGTTGTCATCCCGGACGAGGTTGGCTTCCTGGGCCAGCACCACACCCTGGTCGCGGCGAACAACATCCCGGGCGTGGTCGACGGCCGCGAGCTGACTTCGTGGCGTGACTTCGCGACCGCGTTCACCTCGCGGACCCGAACCTATCCGGCAGCCGGCGCATCCAACCGTGTCCTGCAGCACCCGATCGCTGAGATCCACCGGTCCTACCCGGCAGAGTTCACGATCACTGAGGGCATGAGTGAAGCCGACATGCACCAGGCCCTGGTCCGCGCTGCGGACGAGACCCGCCTGGATGGTGGCTCGCTGGTCGCGGCCAACGGCTGGTGTTCCCCGTCGGAGACCCTGTACGGCACCTGCCTGCAGATCTCGACTGATGGCCTGCTGAACCTGCCGGAGGTTATCGCCCGTCGTGGTGGTATTCGGCACAATCAGGGCATCGAGTTCGACACGATCTTCGGCACCGGTCAGGGCTTCAACATCCTCACTGAGGCCCAGGTCATCGCCGATGTCACCAAGACCTGTGTCGAGATCCCCTGTCCGCCGTTCGTCGATGACCGCCTGGACGTCTCGGTCCTGTGCCTGACTGGCTCGATCCTGCAGAACCGGGCATACCCGGAGTTTGTGGAAACCTTCGTCCGGGGTGCCCTGGCGACCTTCGCGCACTTCGTCAACCGGTCCGTCATCGCCCAGATCGTCGCCGGCTCGACTGCGGTGGCCCCGTCCACGGTCGACCCGTGGGCCTCGGACGGTTCGCTCATTTCGAACCTGCTGGGCATCGTCGAGATGGCGATCGAGGACATCCGCTACCGGCTGCGTCTGGCGCTGAACTCGACTGTCGAGATCGTGCTGCCGCACTGGATTCTGCCGATGATGCGTCAGGACTTCAGCCGCCGGACTGGCTTCGACGGCGTGGGCCTTACCGACGCGCAGATCTCCAGCTGGTTCTCGATGCGCGGAGCCCGTGTCCAGTATGTCTACGACTGGCAGGATTCGTTCTCTGGCGTCGCGACCGGCCCTGGCGCGGACACCCCGATCCTCACTCTGCCGGCTCTGGTGGCCCCGAAGCAGGTCCAGTTCCTCGCCTACCCGGCGGGCACATGGGTCCTGGCCAGGCTCGATGTCATCCGGCTGGAGTCCATCTATGACTCGGTGAACCTGCCTCAGAACCTCGTGACGCAGCTGTTCATGGAGGATGGATTCAAGCCGATGCGGATGTGCCCGCTGTCTCGGGTCTACACCGTCAACATCTGCCCGAACGGTGCCACGACTGCCCTGCAGAGTGTTGTCTGCACGGACGTCACTCCGTAACCCTCCTGAGTCTCGGGGCCTGGGTCCACCTGGGCCTGGGCCCCGACTCGTATCGATAACAATGAAGGAGGTGTAAGGAATGGCAGTTCTAGCCAACATGCGCGAAGAGGTCCGTCGCCCAGGGTCACTGACCCCCAGCTACGGACTGTTCAAGGTCGTCACCGCGATGGGGACCATGAACGAGGGCTCCCCCATGCCTGTTCATGCAGGTCAGGGTGGCCTGTACTACGAGACCCACGTCTGCGGGCTCCCGTACTGCTTCGAGACCAACTGCATCGAAACCCTGGGCACCAAGACCATCGATGACGAGTTCGTGATCGTCAACGGTGACCCGTTCGTCATCGTCACTGACCTGACCTGCGGACTCGTCGGCCTGACCCCCGAGCGGACCACGAACTTCCTGCGGGAGAAGGCCCTGGCCGGCGAGCAGGCCCGGGTGGAGCAGGTGTTCTCGGTAGGTGCCTGCGGGGCTGAGCCGTCGCTGGCCAACTCCGCAACCCCAGCAACGGCCCTGGGCGCTTCGGCTAACCCGGTCGCTGCGATCGCAGCCCTGGAAGAGGCCCTGTATTCGACCTACGGACTCGTCGGTGTCATCCACGCCCCCTATCTCGCTGGTGCCTGGCTGATGGCCAATCACCTGATCGAGAAGGACACGGCGGGGATCTGGCGCACGGCAGCCGGCACAGCGGTCTCCATCGGCAACTACGACGGCTTGTCGCCTGTCGGGGCGGCTCCGGCAGCTGGGGCGACTTGGCTGTACATCACCGGCCAGGTGTCGATCTGGCGGACCCCGGAAAGCGAAGTGTTCTATTCGCCTTTCGCCGCCTCGATCGACCGCTCCACGAACCAATGGAATGGCTACCGGGAGCGCGAGTACATCGTGGCCTACGAGTGCGGGGCTTTCGCGACTGAGACAACTCTGGTGGTGGCGTGATGAATACCGGAACCGTCTACCCGAAGCCGGGTGAGGAAGCAATCGTGGCCCGTCAGCTTCTCGCCCTTGCTGACGATGTTCAGCATGTCCGGACGTCGACTGATGACGGGTTCGCTTTTCTGGTCCCGGAATACCTCCTGGATCGCTATGTCGCCGCCCAGGCCGACGAGGACGAGCAGCCGACTGAGGTCACCCCTGAGCAGCAGCGTCGCCGGCCCGGTCGTCCCCGTAAGGCTCAGCCAGTTAGCGAAGGTGACTGATGGCTACTATTTGCGCGACCCCATTCAAGGTCCCGAGGCTGCGCGCCACGCTGCTGGATGAGTGTGGTGTCCCGGTCGAGGGTGACTGTTCGACTGTGGTCACGGACGGCACGATTACTGTCGAGATCGCTCGGGAGTATGAGGACCGCGAGGAGTTCTTCGAGAAGAACGGTGATGGCGTCTTCTGCGTGAAGGAGACCGACCCGCCGATCCTCAAGTGGATCAACCTCACCCTGACCTTCTGTAACGTCAATCCTCACCTGGTCAACATGATCGCCGGTGAGCTTGTCATCCAAGACGACGCGACCCCGCCGAACATCATCGGCTTCCGCAACACTGAGGGCGCTGCAGCCCTGGTGAACGTGGCGATCGAGGTGTGGACCCGGACCACTGGCGGCCCCTGTGGGCCGAACCTGACCCGGTTCGGATACCTGCTGTTCCCGTGGGTGATCGAGGGGACCATCGGCGACCTGACCCTGGAGAACGGCAACGCCAACTTCATCCTGACGGCCCGGACCCGCTCCGGTTCCCCGTGGGGTGTCGGTCCGTACACCGTGCAGGAGTCGGCTGCTGCCGCGACCCTGGGCGACCCGCTGCCGTTCTACCAGATCGTCGGGGACCTCGACCACGAGGAGTGGATCTGGACGACCCTGGACCCGCCTGCAGCTGACTGTGAGTGCATCCCGCTTCCACTGGAGCTGGCTGCCGTCGACTCGGGTGTCCTGACCGCCACGGTGACCCTGCCGACGGGTGTCGAGTACCCGGTGTTCGTCGACTGGGGCGACTTGAGCCCGCTGGAGGAGTTCACTGCCGGCCCGATCACCCATGTCTACGGGGTCGCGGGCTCCTACGACATCACCCTTTACCCGGGCGGCATCAGCTCGGGTGCCTACTTCGCCGAGAACGTCGTCATCGCGTAAGGAGGCCTGACATGGCCGGCGGTTCCCTGACCATCTCCGTTTCCACCTACAGCCAGCTGCAGCAGGTCGCCCAGCGCGTCCTGTGCTGGACCACCAACGACCTGGCGGTGCGGACCACTTCGACGGTTCCGTTCGCCTCGATCGTCATCCCCGAGGAAGCCTTCGGGGTGGGCTCGCTGGTCCTGCGTCGCGGCGGCACCGACCTGGTTGCCGGCTATGTCGCCGGCTCCAACGTCACCTACAGCACCTCGAACGCCAACGTGGCTGTCGGTCAGGACCCAAACACCTGCCCCGCCTCCACGAACCAGCCGACGATCAACTCGATGACCACCAATGTCGGCGGCAACCCCCTGGCGGTGACCCTCAACTACGCCAACTTCGCGGGCGCGGGGACGGTCAACGTCAACTGGGGTGACGGCACCTCGACCCTCGGGGCGGCCGAGTCGAACGCGGCCCTGGCCCACACCTATCCGAACGCGGGTCGAATCCCGTACACGGTGACGGTGACTGACGCCTCCGACGCGACCCAGTTTGCTTCGGCGACGTTCCTGGTCTAGAGCACAAGGCCCCTCAGGTGTGGCGGCACCTGAGGGGCTGCTTTTTAGGCTACTGACGGAAGTTGACCAGGCGGGTCTGTAGGGGCTGGGCGGCTGTGGCGAACACATCCCGGCTGGAGTTGTCGGCCCTGGCGTAGACCCGGACGGTGACCTGCCCGGCGACGATGTCCCCGGCTTGGACGACATAGGTTCGGGCAGCTCGGGGGCCGGTAAAAATGTTGACCGGCGTGAAGAATGAGCTGATGCCGCCGGGCGGGAAGGGCCACGAGTTGGTTCCGGTCCCGAAGTAGTTGAGGTCCGCTCCGCCTACCCGGGTCGCTGCGTTCCAGTACAGCTCACCGCCTGTGTCCGCACACAGGCAGGACACGACGAGTTCCAGGACGTCACCTGCCGAGGCGGTGACAACCAGGTCGGGTCCGATCTGGGTAGCTGGGGCAGTGGTAGGCACAGTGATGGTTCCTGTGGTGATGATCCCGCTGTCGTCCACGTAGACACGCGTATCAGCGATCTCGGTGTCCGTGTATGCCATGGCTGCCGTTTGGGCCGCAGCGGCTGAACCAGCCGGGTCTGCGCCTACGCTGGCCGCCGTGGGGGCCGCAGGTGTCCCGTGCGCGTGATCCTCACGGGCAAACTCGGTCGCATTGACTCCGACAGCTGAGGCCTGCCCGAATGCCGTCTCGGTCACGATGGCGTTGGCGGGAGTGGGGACTGCGGGACTGGCCGGCGTGCCATGGGTGTGGTCAACCCGGCTGTATAGGGCTGAGGCACCTGCCGTAGCTGCCTGGCCGAAGCTGGTCTCCGTGACGATGGTGTTGCCGGCGGCCGGGACTGCAGGGCTGGCTGGGGTGCCGTGTGTGTGATCCTCACGGGCGTACTCCAGGCTGACCCCGACAGCCGAGGCCTGCCCGAATGCCGTCTCGGTGACAACGGAGTCAGCGGGCACCAACGCGGCCGGGGCGTTCGGCGTGCCATGGGTGTGGTCTTCCCTGGCGTATTCGAGACTGACTCCCACCGCGCTGGCCTGCCCGAATGCCTGTTCGGTGACGACTGAGTTGGCCGGCACGCCACCTGGTGCGTTGGCCAGGACCCAGGCCTGGCTGGCTGCCTCCGACGCGTCGTCGAGGATCAGCGGCCCCGTCATCGTGTCCCCGCTGCGCAGGACGAACAGGGTGTAGTCGCTCGGCGGGATCGGGGTCGGGGCGGGCAGACCCTCGCAGGGGTTGTAGTCCAGCGGGGTCAGGTCGGCGTATTCGACGGTCCCGACCTGGAAAGGGATCTGGACGTACTGGGTGTCGCGCCATGTCGTGGTGGAGATGAACACCTGATACACCCAGTTGATCGGGGTGATGTCGGCGTTGTCGGTGGTCGGCAGGTTGATCGTGAACTCACCCAGGGCGTCCAGGGTAGCCGTGAACTCCGACGGCAGATAGACGATGTTGTCGACGGTGTCGCGTAGCTCGATCAGGGTCCGGAAGGTGATCGTCCCGACTGCAGGCGTCAGCCCGTCTGGGTCGAGGATTTCGCCGTGGACGGGCACGGTGACTAGGGCCATGACGCCTCCTTTTGACATACGATGATATGTCAGTAAGGTCCATTTCGACCGGGTTGGGAGGTAAGTCATGGCTGGTCCCTGCACTTGGGACATCGTCTTCAATGACTGCTGTGACTGCTGGGATGAACTCGACCCGGCGGCCAGGCAGCGAGCCCTGGACTATGCGACCACAGTCATGTGGGCTGCGACGGGTAAGCAGTTCGGATTGTGCCCGTACTGCGCCGACTCGGGTGGTATGGGTTTCTTCTGGTCAGGTGGGGTCTACATCCCCTACCTGTTCAACGGCCAGTGGCGTAACTGCTTCTGTGGCTGCGGAACCGGGCCAGGCTGCTGCTCATGTGAGCCGCACTGCCAGGTGTATCTGCCGGGCCCTGTCGCGTCGGTGACCGAGGTTATCCAGGACGGTTTCCTGGTCGACCCGTCAGCTTGGCGTGTAGACAACAACCAGTGGCTTGTCCGAACCGATGGGGACTGCTGGCCCAAGTGCCAGAACTTCAGCGTGGACGCGGGCCTGGGGGTGTTCAACGACAACACGATGCAGGTCACCTATGTCCGTGGCCTACCTGTCCCCGCTGCCGTGCTCAATGCCGCAGCGACGTTGGCGTGCGAGTTCGCCAAGGCGTGCAGGAATTTGGCGTGCCGGCTGCCTGGGCGTTTGAGTACCGTGGCCCGCCAGGGTGTGCAGTTGACGTTCCAGAACATCGACTTCTTGATCAACGACATGTTCACGGGCATCCCCGAGGTCGACCAGATCATCAAGGCCTACAACCCGTACGGGCTGGCCCGGCCGATGCGGCTGTGGAGTCCTGACCTTCCCGTGACTCGTCAAGTCACTACGCCCTGAGGACATCATGACCGACACCTTGATCCAGCCGATGGCCGACGAGCTGCTGGCCTGCTTCTGTGCCGCCCTGACGACCGAGTTCGGATCGACGACCATCGCCCAGGGGGGGCTTCGGCCGACTGAGTGCTGTATGCGCGTCGGGGAGATCGTTTCCATGGACGCCAGCGTCTATGAGGACGTGTGCTGCACGGGTCTGGCGTGGCTTCGGGTGGTCGACATCTTCGCCAGCTCGAATGACTTCCCGGCCCCGGACACCACGATCGTGTGGACCGGTTGTGGCCCGGTCGCCTGGGGTGTGGTGTTTGAGCTGGGCGTGGCCCGTTGTGCCCCGACGGGAACCATCGACACCATCCCCACCTGTGACGACTGGACTGCCCTGCAGTCTTTGATCATGCGGGACGCCAAGGCGATGAGGCAGGCCTTCTGCTGCCTTTTCTCACAGCTCGACCCGTCCACGGTGGCGGTAGGCTCATGGGCACCTTTGCCCACATCTGGTGGCTGTGCTGGGGGAACCTGGCAGGTCAGCGTCCAGATCCAGAACACGGAGTGCTGCGAGTAATGGCCCCAAACGTCCCAGTGATCTTCGAGACTGACATGAGCAGAGCCATCGTCGGCCTGTGGTGCGACAACTGCGCCCAGCCCAGCCGCATCCAAGCGCCGCTGATCACCCTGACCAGCGAGGGTGTCGGAGACATCGGAGAAGTGGATGTTTGCGTTGACTGTGGAGGGTACGGAAATGAATGACCTGCAATGGATGGCGGTCCGGACTGCAGGCAAGTTCCGCAGGGGACGTATCTACAACTCGGCAGAGCTGGGCGTGCTGGGGCGCATGGCAGTCAAGGCCGGCTTCCTGCAGCCCTACACGCCGCCAACCCCGAGGACCGCGAAGCCGCCGGCCAAAAAGGGGGGACGTCGTGGCAAGGTTCCAGTTCAACCCGGGGCACCCGGCCCGGACAACGATGCCACTGACCCGAGACCTGGTACGCAAGACAGCCAGGGCGGTTCAGTCGGGGGCGAAGCGTAACGCCGCCTACGGGCCCTACGCGACAGGCAATCTGGCCGCCTCGATCGAGCGCGCCCAGGCTACGACACCTGAGGGGACCACGGCCAACGTCGGGTCCCGGCTTGTCTACGCCTACTCGGCCGAACGTGGTTCCCCACCCCGTCGAATCGTTGCGAAAAGGGCCCGTAACCTGCGTTTCTTCTGGCGCAGGACAGGTCAGATCGAGCACTTCCGGGCAGTCAACCACCCGGGCACGAAGCCGAAGAACTACCTGACCGATGCCCTGAAGGAGATAGCACCCCTTTACGGGTTCAAAGTCATCATCTATGACTAAAATGGCTGACATGACCGAATACCGTGATGTTGAGTTGGCCGGACACACCATCTCGGTGTCCAAACCCAATGACGGGCAGCTGCAGGCCCTGATGCGCATCTCCCAGACCATCACCAGGGCCGGCGAGGACGGCGACCTGCAGTTCTACGCCAAGCAGCTGTACCGGGTGGGGACGCTGCTGGAGTCGCTGATCCTGCCTGAGCAGCGTGAACTTGTCGAGGAGCTGTTCGACACGGGCCAGACCGACTACGGGACCCTGACCCGCACCATCCTGGGTGCCTTCGCCTCCGAGCCGGCCGGCGAAGTCAACAACACCGTGGCTGCCGTGAAGGCGAACACTGCCCGTGTCAAGCGCAAGTGACCTGCTGCTGCACCTGACCCCCTGTGACCTGGCCGTTGAGTGCGACGGTCAGTCGTTCACCATTCCTGCCATGGATGCGTTGGGATGGCTGCGCCTCATCCTCGCTGACCCGCTGGACCTGTACCAGGTGTTCCCCACTCTTGCGGGAAGTGGAGCCGTTGAGTGCGTTGAGGACGCCATGTGGGAGGGGCGTCTGGATCTTGACGGCCTGCAGCGCCTGGGCCTTGAGGTGATCGGGGCCGCCGGGGACCGGCCCTGGTGGGTGGTGCTGCGGGTGATAGCTGCCGTGACGGAGTCATGGTCTGTCGTGCACGTCAACCAGGCGTCAGGTAAGTCGCTGGCCGGCTGGCTCGATGAGGTGTGGTCGAACATCATGTCCCACGCCGACCCTAAGAAGATCAGCTCATGGGTCAATGAGGTCGAGACACCCCCGAAGGGCTTCGAGTCGGAGATGGACTTCGACGCTGAGGAGCGCGCGTTCCTGAGTGCTATGAAAGCGGTCATGACCTAGGAAAAACGGACGAAGGCCGTAAGATGGGCGCATGGCACTG